ATGGACAGGAAATTACAAACATTGATCGCAGACACATATTGCAACCGGGCGATGAAGCATTTCGGCGAATGGGCGATATTTTATATAGATACGTGCCACGCGGTACATTCTTTTACATGGCCTATCAGCGACAATACTTGCCGCACCAACTGCATGTTGACGGTGTATACCCTACCACAGATCTAAATTATGCCAAAAGTGCAATCATTCCATTAGATGAAAACATCAACGGGGTGTTTAAAACTGTAATATGGGATCGGGCATTCTTGACCAATGATGACCTACAGCAATACTTCAGAGAATTTATTGCCGACAACAGTCGATTTCCTGTTATAAGCACTGTCAGTCAGACTCAGGAAGTCAATCATTGCTGGGCAGGAACTCCGTCTATTGTGGACACCTGGCTGTTGGACGGTGTGTACAACTACCAGCTGGGGTCAATTGGCATGTTTGATCGCACACATGTACATTGCAGTTCCAACTGGGTACAGCATCGGTTGGTTGATCAAAAAGACATCATTCTACTGCACATTGGGTAATATGTGTTTAAGAGAACCTTGATTCTCTAACAAAATAGGTTGTGCAGTATTGGCAGCAAGTTCGTTGATAAAGCTCTGAGTCTTGTTCAATGCCCAAGCCCGAGTTTTAAAAAACATCAGATAGTCCATGACAAATGCATTGCTGGTCCACAAATAGGATCCCAATGCAGATTGATTGGTTATCTCTAGTATTTTTGCAGTGGCATCAGCGTCCATAAGGTCAAGGTGTACAAATGTGTGTGTCATGCCACAATACTTGATCCATCTTGCGCAAAAATCAGCTCTTGTCAATCCGGCATTGTTCAAGAACCAATCTATGTTGTCAGCGATTGACTGATGACTGTGATACATAGGACCATAGTCTGGATGAGCTGATTGAAATTTATGCCAGACACTTTCAAACACATCAAAATCACCGTTCCACTCTGCCAACAGATACTGTTGCCACTCTATTGCCGCTCGGCTGATATCAAATAGATACACACTGGTGTTGGCAACAAAATTATCATTGCCAGTTATACAAGCAGGCTTGAGTCCGCCACATACCCCAACAAAACAATCAAGCGGCTGACGTTTCATCTCTTGCGGATCAATCAATGTTTCGGTGTTCAACACATAATAACCAGTGTCCAAGTTTTTGGTAATTTGCCGCATAGCAAATCCAAACCACCAAAGTGCTTCGTCCTGGGGCTCGTGATTTTTATCAGCAATCAGTTTTACAATATCGTCATGTCCATGATCAGGATAGCAATAATTTTTCTTCTGTCTGATTTCATTGGGAATATTAGTTATGCGGTGCCCAGCACGGATAAACTCAGCAATAACATTGATGCCGGTGTATTGATAATCGCTAGTGTATTCTACCAACTCTTCTGACTCGGGTGCTACCCACCAAGGAGTATAATCATTGTGTGCATTATTGGTGTCACGACGTGTTTTACGTGTGGTAAACGTGACCGGGCCAGACTGTTCTTCGAATGCAGGTTGACCAACTGCCGTCCATGCCCGTAAATCAAGTGCAAACCATTGTGGGTGTAAATGATAGTAGCCGCCACGATCCAATATGTGACAGGCCATTGGTGCATTTTCTAATTTAGCATGTTCGATTGTGTCAATTACCAATGTCTGATTTTGCAAGAAGTTTCCAGCGGCAACTACGCCGGCCCATTCGTACCCTTGCTCGGCCAGTTTTTTTAATTCTTCCGTGAGTATTTTTGTTTGATATAGATTAAACTGATATCGCCCGCACAGTTTAAACTCAGTCAAGTCAATTAAGTTTTGCGCAATATCAACACATTCAGGTTTTAAATTGTCGTACAGTACTACTGCAATGTTTGGAAAATCTTTATTCATGATTAATTAATAAGTTGGTACCCAGTGATCTGGATGTTTGGAGTGTTTCTCATGTACTCAAGTTTGGACAGATTGTCAATTCTACCCGGGATACAAAATCCAGTATGGTCTATTATTTTTTCTAAACTGTATCCTAACATTGTTAGATCAGGTTGATTTGCATAGTACCACTCAGTGAGTGCGGCATCCACATCATCGGGCCACGGCGATGGCCCCCAGTTGGTACCATTGAAATTGTTGAGATGTAATTTCCAATTAAGGCTGATACGATCAATCATTTTACAAGTTTGTTGTAGCATAGAATTATCATTGTGCATCATGCAAAAGAATGGTTCTTTACCTACATACGGGTAATCTAACTGTACTTCGCCCGGTTTGATTACTCTGGCAAATTTTACAAGCTCGGGCATTTGATTGTCTGTTGGGCCATTGATAAAATAACTAATGTTAGCGAACGACCGTCCTGTAAAATTGTAATCAAGAGGGGCTTCAGTGGTTTCTAAACTGTGCAGGCAACAATGTAGCTCGTCAACTAATTTTATTTGTTCTTTATCAAGTCCAGCATACTTGTTAATTCCTGCTGTTACTTCTAAATCTTTATGCATTGAATTAAAATGCAACTGGTTAGACTCGTAATGTTCCGGACCGGCTTGAATATTGTACATAGACCAGTCTACTGCATTGGTGTCACGTGCTTCTTCGATTAATTTTATAAAATAGTTAATTGTGTATTTGGTAAAATCTGTAACAACAGGCACTGCACGAACCGGATCTTGTTTGGTAATTTCCACATGCTGATTAAAGAACTGTTCACCAATTGGGGTATTGTAAATATCAATGTTAAAATCAATTGCTTGGTTTATTTCTACATATATTTTTGGCATGCAGATATTTATTTGGTAATCTTGAGCCAAACAATATTTGACTTTGCGCTAGAACAAGTATATAATAGAAAACAAGGAGCATTTTATGTCACAACCCAAATCATTCAACGGCGATCAAAAGATCAAACTCGTTCAAATCATCAACGAGGGCATGCAGGTCATGCACGAGATTGACACACTTCAGGGTGGTCTTAACGACACCATCAAAGCCATTGCTGAGGAACTAGAAGTCAAGCCTGCCATTTTAAAGAAGGCTATTAAATTGGCACACAAAGCTGAATTTGGCAAAGAAAAACAAGACCACGAAACACTGGAAACAATTCTTGAGACTGTTGGCAAAACTCTATAAGTACTGTTTTACAACAGCGAGTCGTTCCCGTAAGGAACATGAATCACGGCTTACCGGCCACAAACGGAGACTATGAGTTATATTGACGCACTATTTGATCGTGAACACGATCGCATTCACGTTGTAGAACGCCGAGACGGCGTGAGGAAATACCAAGAGTATCCTGCCAACTACATCTTCTATTACGACGATGCCAGAGGCAAGTTCCAAAGTATCTATGGAACACCTGTCAGTCGCTTCAGCACACGCAACAACAAAGAGTTCCGCAAGGAAGTTCGCATGCACTCCAGCAAGCAATTGTATGAGAGTGATATTAACCCTATCTTTCGTTGCTTAGAAGAAAACTACAAAGACCAAGACGCCCCGGAACTCAATGTTGCATTTTTCGACATTGAGGTAGACTTTGACAAAGAGCGAGGTTTCTCGCCTGTGGATGATCCATTCAACCCCATCACTGCAATCTCAGTCTATCTAAACTGGTTGGATCAATTGGTTACACTGGCAGTTCCGCCCAAAGGCTTATCGTGGGCAACTGCACAAGATCTTGTGAAGGACTTTGAAAATACCATCTTGTTTGAACGAGAAGAGGACATGATCAAAACATTCCTGGACTTGATCGAAGATGCAGACGTGCTGAGTGGCTGGAACTCAGAGGGATATGATATCCCTTACACTGTGAATCGTTGCACTCGTGTGCTGAGCAAAGACGACACACGCAAGTTCTGTCTGTGGGGACAACTGCCCAAGATGCGTATGTTTGAACGCTTTGGCAGTGAAAGCCAAACATATGACTTGATTGGTCGTGTACATATGGACTATATGCAACTGTATCGCAAGTACACATATGAAGAACGCCATAGCTATAGCCTGGATGCTATTGGTGAGTATGAACTCAATGAGCGTAAGACCCAGTTTGAAGGCACGTTGGATGCTTTGTACAACCAACACTTTAAAAAGTTTATTGAATACAACAGACAAGATACGCTGTTGTTGCATAAACTGGATCGCAAACTACAGTTTTTATCATTGGCAAGCGAACTGGCACACGCCAATACTGTGCTACTACAAACCACAATGGGTGCTGTGGCAGTGACTGAACAGGCCATTATCAATGAAGCACATGAACGTGGAATGGTGGTTCCTAATCGCAAGCAACGTCTCACAGACGACGACACACAGGCGGCGGGTGCGTATGTTGCGTACCCCAAGAAAGGCCTGCATGACTGGATTGGATCTGTCGACATCAACAGTCTGTATCCGTCGGCCATTCGTGCCATGAACATGGGACCGGAGACTGTGGTAGGACAACTGCGTCCCATCATGACTGATCACTACATCAAAGAAAAGATTGCCAAAGGCGCAAGTTTTGCGGCTGCTTGGGAGGGCCTGTTTGGCAGTTTAGAATACACTGCGGTGATGGAACAGCAACGTGGCACAGAGATCACCATTGACTGGCAAGATGGCACAGAAAGCACACACAGTGCCGCAGAGATCTGGACCATCATGTTTGACAGCAATCAGCCTTGGATCATGAGTGCTAATGGTACAATACTTACCTATGAGAAGAAGGGTATCATCCCAGGATTGCTGGAACGTTGGTATTCAGAACGCAAAGAACTGCAGGCCAAAAAGAAAACAGCCAAGGACAAGAAAGAAGAAGCATTCTGGGACAAGCGACAGCTGGTTAAAAAGATTAACTTGAACAGTTTGTATGGTGCTATTTTGAATCCTGGTTGTAGATTCTTTGATCATCGTATTGGACAGAGTACCACACTAACTGGTCGTGCCATTGCCCGGCACATGGATGCACACATCAACGAATGCATCACAGGTGTATATGACCACACAGGTGAAGCCATTATCTATGGTGACACAGACTCCTGCTACTTTACTGCGTGGCCAGTGCTGAAGAAAGAAGTAGCAGAAGGTCGCATGGAGTGGAGCAAGGATATTGCTATTGCCTTGTATGACTCCATTGCCGAGCAAGTTAATGCCAGCTTCCCTGGCTTTATGGAACAGGCATTCCATTGCCCAAGAGAGATGGGTGCATTAATTGCGGCTGGTCGAGAACTGGTGGCAGATCGTGGATTGTTTATCACAAAGAAACGCTATGCTGTGAACATCATTGACTTGGAAGGCAAGCGATTGGATGTGGAAGGCAAGAAGGGCAAGACCAAGGCCATGGGCCTGGACTTGAAGCGTAGTGACACACCCAAGGTAATTCAAGACTTCTTGTTGGAAATTCTAAATAGTACATTGCATGGTGCTGACAGAGATTCCATTGTGGCACGTATCCGAGAATTCAAGTATGAGTTTATGGAACGTCCGGGCTGGGAAAAAGGTTCGCCCAAGCGTGTGAACAACTTGACCAAGTATGGTGCAGAAGAAGCCAGACTTGGCAAAGCCAACATGCCAGGGCATGTGCGAGCAGCCATGAACTGGAACAACATGCGGAAAATGAACGGCGACAACTACAGTATGCAAATTGTTGATGGTATGAAAACTATTGTGTGTAAACTTAAAAGCAATGCTCTTGGGTGGACGTCAATTGGTTATCCCACAGATGAACAACGCTTGCCTGCTTGGTTCACAGAACTGCCATTTGATGACGGATTGATGGAGGCAACTGTGGTGGATCAAAAAATTGACAACTTGTTGGGTGTGCTGGACTGGGACTTGGCAAGTGCCACCAACACAGAGAATACATTCCAAACTTTATTTGAATGGTGATCTATGAAACTTAGTGAATTAGTTGCATACCGCAATCATTTGTCAGGGTTTGATGTTAACACCATCCAATATACTGCACGGCATAAGCTAGAAGAAATTGTGTATAATGTACAGAACAGTGTGATACAGCCACGTGCATTTACACAAACTCTGCAGGAAGATCAAACTCGTGTAATAACTGCTTTTGATTATTTTAGTTCTACACTGGTTGAATTAATAAGCGAACTAGACAGCATGATTGAGACGGCTGAAAAAACACAGTATGCCGAAAGCACCAGGTTATACAATGAAGCGGTAGCACGGTATGGTCGACTTGACGAGCCTACTAATAAAAAGGTCAATCAACAAATTCTAGATCGTCGCATGCCAATGACTGCAGACGTTCAGCAAATGATTTCTAACCGCATTAAGAGTTATGTTGATTGGAAATACCCTGGATTAATTATACGCCCCGGAGTTGAAACATTTATAAGTGACTTGGTAGCACTGGATCCTCTATACCTTGTTGACTACAGCACAGAACTATTGCAGCCAGCATTGAGTACTTTTCCAGAAGAGTACCAACGCCGACTGCGAGTGTACGAACAAGATCCATGTTCAACCAACGTGCTAGACACACTGCCAGATAACCAATTTGGCATGTGTCTTGCATTTAACTTTTTTGAGTTTACCACACTCGAAGTGGTGGAGCAATACTTACGAAACATCTTTAATAAACTACGCCCAGGTGGTATATTGGCAATGACATTCAACGACTGCGACCGAGCACATTGTGTTGCGTTGGTTGAAAAGAATTTCTGTTTCTATACTCCGGGAAACCGAGTAAAAGCAATTGCAAAATCAATTGGATACCGACAAATGTTCAGTTGGACAGACATGGGCAATCTAACCTGGCTAGAACTGCGTAAACCTGGCGAGCTTGAAAGCATCCGTGGTGGACAGACTTTGGCAAAAATAGTTAACAAATAACTTGCAAAATCTAAATAAACCATATACAATACACAATAGGAGAATTAAACATGAGAGATCATTTATTAGACTTAGTTGAACACACACTTGATTTGGGTGTAATCGATTTGGTAAAAATTACAGGCACCGAGGAAGACACAGTTATTTCCGGTCTAGCAGAAGACAGGTCTGTGGTAGTTGAGGGCAAGTTTGCCAATCCAGTTCCAGACTTCGTTGGCAACTTCGGTATGCCTAACTTGAGCAAACTAAAAATCTTGTTGAACTTGCAAGAGTATCGTGAGGATGCCAAACTCAGTATCACACGGCGTGGCACTGGCGAGCCTGACGGCATCAACTTTGAAAACAAGTTGGGTGACTTTAAAAACAGTTATCGCTTTATGGCCAGTGAGATTGTGAATGAGAAACTTAAAACTGTCAAGTTCAAAGGTGTCAACTGGCACATTGAGTTTGAGCCAACCAATGCCAGCGTCATGCGTTTAAAAATGCAGGCACAGGCCAACAGTGAAGAAACAAACTTCCAAGCAAAAACAGAAAATGGCAATTTAATGTTTTTCTTTGGTGACCATTCAACACACGCAGGCAACTTTGTGTTCCACCCAGGCATCACTGGTCAATTGAAACGTGCGTGGTCATGGCCCATCAAGACATTTATTTCTATCATGGATTTAACAGGCGACAAAGTTGTCAAGATCAGCGATGATGGTGCCGCAATGATCACAGTCGACTCTGGTCTTGCTGTTTACAACTACATCTTACCAGCACAGAGCAAGTAATGGGTAATCCTCTTCTTTCTCTTGGTTGGAAAATTACCGATTGGAACGGCCGGGGTAAAGGGATACATCATCTTGGAGTCAATAATAAAAATTACATATATATAAACATTCCAAAAAATGCTAGTACTTGGATGAAAGACAAATTTAATGGAAATAATATTAATTATATTAAAGATCCCATTGATGATGCTACGTATGTGGTTGTGCTTAAAGATCCGATAGACCGATGGATCTCAGGTGCGGCGCAGGCCTTTGTTGGCTGCTCTCCGGAGAATCCTCATTTTTTTCTAAATATAGGATTCAATGATATATTTGATCATATAGTGTTTGACGAGCACACGGCACCACAAACCATGTTTTTAGACAATATAGATCATGCACGAACTGTATGGTTTAATTGTGATAATTTTTTGTCCGAAACATGGAATCACTGGGCGGTTGATAAAATCGTTCCTAGGAAACAATCAAAATGGCATACAGATATTTATAATCCATACAATATATCTGCATTAGGAAAAGCTAACCAATTTCCAGGGTGGTATGATAAATCTAAAACAGTTGTTGGCTGGACGCAACAACAAATAAAAGATATGCTTACCGAACATCTAAATACCTGTCCAACACATATGGTCCAACTCAAAGAATACTATAAAATAGATTACGATCTAATAGAGTCAGTGAAATTTTATGACGCAAGATAACTTAACTGCCAAGCAGAATGACTATGCTGTGTTCTTGCCTGCCATTTCAGGATTCTATGCCACGTTCATAGGCAAGCAACGTGATCCGGTAAACGGACCTTACATAGAGCCTGCACGTATGCCACAGGGCATGCCGGACATGGAGCAGATGAATTGGCTCAACAGTCAAACGGGTCTGTTTCCATACCGGTGGAGCCTGTATTCCGGTGGTCATGCTAATCTGGATTTGACCAAGCAGGACTGGTCAGAGGACATGGTTCGTAATCGCGAACCTGGAACTGTAATATTAGGCGACTCAGGCGGATTCCAGATTGCCAAGGGCCTGTGGGAAGGCGACTGGAAAGCCAACTCAGGCTGTGCCAAGGCACAGAAGAAGCGTGACGCTGTGCTAAAGTGGTTGGACGGTGTTTCTGATTATGGTATGATCTTGGATATTCCAACCTGGGTTATTCACGACAAAAAAGCATCTGCGGCTTGTCAAATTACCACACTGCAAGAAGCAGTTGACGCTACCAAGTTCAACAACGATTACTTTATGAAGCATCGTAAAGGTGTCAAGAACGGTGGTGCCAAGTTCTTGAACGTGTTGCAAGGTGCCAATCATGCTGATGCAGATCGTTGGTACGACATGATGAAAGAGTACTGTGATCCTGCAAAATACCCCGACACACACTTTAATGGATGGTCAATGGGCGGTCAGAACATGTGCGATGTGCACCTGGTGCTACGACGTTTAGTAGCACTGCGTCATGATAACCTGCTACAGCCGGGCGTTCATGATTGGATGCACTTCTTGGGCACAAGCAAGTTGGAATGGGCTGTGTTACTCACCGTGATTCAAAGGGCAGTTCGTAAGTATGTGAATCCACAATTTACTATTTCCTTTGATTGTGCCAGCCCATTCCTTGCCACAGCCAATGGACAAGTGTACCACGAGATTGTGTTGCCACACAACGGCAAGTGGAGTTACAGAATGAATCCTATTGTGGATGACAAGAAATATGCCGCAGACACACGCCCGTTTAGTCAAGGCGTTGTGGCAGATGGATTGGTTGATACATTTGAAGACAGTCCTATCAGTCGGCATTTACAAATGAAAGATATTTGCTATTACAAGCCGGGTGACCTAAATAAGATTGGTAAAGAAGGCAAGACCAGTTGGGACAGTTTCTCGTATGCGTTGCTTATGGGCCATAATGTTTGGTTACACTTAGAGTCAGTGCAACGAGCCAATCGTGAGTTTGATGCTGGCAATAGGCCCCGGATGATGTGGGACACCTGCGGTGACCATACCAAGTTTGAGGACATTGTAGAAGCAATCTTTGCCACGCCTGATCGTGCCGAAGCAGAAGCCATTATTGAATCCTACGATCGTTATTGGATGGACATTGTGGGCACACGTGGGTTCAAAGGCAAAAAGGCCAAGAACGCACACACGCAATTCAACAGCCTGTTCGAAACTGTTGACACAGATACCGAAGATAGTGTACAATCAGATGAAGAGGAATTGTCTGTGGACAATTTGGATAAACTTGAACAGGAACAATCTAAATGAATCGAGAAGGCCACGAAAATGTTAAGTTTTTCACAGGCACAGAAGTAGAACACACTCCGGCCTATGGCAAGAAAACATTGTTTGTAGTGGGGTTACAGCCAGTCAGTGAAATTCAAGATTGGTTAGATGACTTTGCTTTGCATGAAGACGCCGCACAGCACATTGAACACATTTACTTTGGTGCCAATCAGAGTTTTCCTTCCAGCATACAAACCAATGATTCTGTGTTTTGGTCGCCCTGGGAACAGATGATCCAACATTTTTTAAACAAAGGACATCTATGCACACTAGACATTGATGTCAAGTGTGTTGAGGGATTGCTTGAAGGTGGGTTTTGTGAGCACAATAACTTTATTCCAATGATCTCTGTAAAACTTCCTTACATCCGTCAACTTGGATATAACGCCACGCTCAAAATAGACGATCGAGACTTTGCGGCAACCAATCCGGGTGTGTGGTGTCATAGCCTACACACACTACAAAATCGAAACAAATTCACTCCATGGTCTAAATACACAAAGGACAAAACAGTATGACACAAAGAGAACAAGCACTGGTAGAACAATCTATTAGGATTATGAGCCAGGCAGAACGAAAAATCTGGATCACATTCCGTAAAGAAGGCATCCACAAGTACCCGTCTGCCGCAACTGATCCTGCACTGGCCACAGGCGACGAGTATGATGTCAGCTTTCTTGGGGTGCCGCATAGACACATCTTTCATTTCCGTATTTGGATTGATGTGTTTCACAATGATCGTGACATTGAATTTATTCAGTTTAAACGCTGGCTAGAGAATCTCTACGCAGGCGGAACACTGGAATTGAACTTTAAGAGTTGTGAAATGATCAGCGATGATCTGTACTTGCAAATTGCCGCTCGGTATCCTGACCGTGCAGTGTGGATCGAAGTGGCCGAGGATGGCGAGAACGGTGCTTTGATCAAATATGAAATTTCTCGTCCCAATCTTAACATTAAAATTTAAAAGGAACTACCATGGGTAAACAAGCAGTATATTCTAACCCCAAGGCCCAGGCCGCACAGGATGAGCTGGATCACTTTCTAGACTTCTGTCGCGATTATGGATATCGCTTTAACGAAGCAGACTTGTATAACTTTAAGAGTTATGCATGGCAACAATACAACAAGTTTTCACAGGGCAAGAATGCTCGTGACATGTGGGCAGAGGACGCTCGTCGTTTGAATAGAAATATCTAACATGAGATTTGGGATTTGAAACCTACGAAACTTGCGTTGCTTTATAAATACAGCAAAGGAAAGTTATTATGGGCGGAAGAACACACGGCAAGGATACAACAACAGTGTTAGCAGAAATCAAACAATATCATCCAGATTTGCTGTTTGATAAATTTGAATATAAAAACTGCAATATCAAAGTTATTATTGGATGCAAACAACACGGATACTTTGAAAAATATCCAAACGATATGAAAAACGGGAAAGGTGGATGCCCTCAATGCAACAAAAGTTTTCATAAAACGCATGATCATTTTGTTATAGAGGTTGAAACACTTTTCCCACATCTTGAAGTGTGCGAACAATACAAAACTGCCAAAACTAAACTTTTGTTCAAATGCAATACACATAAACACAAGTTTGAAACTATGCCAAATCAACTACTATCCGGTCATGTTCTATGCCCAGAATGCATTGTAGAAAAAAGCATATCTACCAAACTATCAAATAGTAAAAGTGTTATAGATCCAGTTCTCAAAACAGATTACGAAAGATATAGACGGGCAGTTTGGAGATTCTCTAATCGTTCTTACAAAAAATATATGTCTGAACAAATACGAGATAGACATAATCATTTAGATCATGTATTATCAATAGTTGAAGGATTTAGAAATAATGTGCCTCCGGAAGTAATGGGTAGTATTCATAATCTTCAAATGTTAGATGGACAAATGAATAGAAGCAAAAGTTATCGCAGTGAAATCTCTCCTGCAGAACTATTAGAAAGGTGTAATAATGCGTAAGTTATTTTATTGTGGTTTGGAGTCGTATGAAGCAAGATACACTCTACAACTCACAGAGTGGAACCGGCGTGTATTTGATAGACGTGGACTCGATGTAGTTTATGTTCCTGGCACAACCATTGATAACTCGCAAGCAATCTCTGTAGGACAAGTACTAGACGCACATGGTCGCAGTTATTTCAGCATGAGCCAGATGATGAACTTGGTTCAAATGATGCGCAAAGGAGAAGTTACAAGTGAAGATGTTATCTACTTTGAGGACATGTTTCAACCCGGCATTGAGAGTTTACCATATATATTTGATCAAATTCCTGCTGATCAACGTCCCAGGGTATATGTGCGCTGTCTTGCTCAGTCCATTGATCCTGATGATTTCGTACATGTATGGGGTATGGCAAAGTGGATGGGCCTCTACGAACACATGGTTAATGAGTTCGTTACAGGAGTTCTCGCCACAAACGAAGAGATGGTTGCTCATATGCGCATTGCTGGATGGCGTGCTCCTATATACAATATCAGTGGCCTAGCATTTGGCAAAGAAGAAGTACTAGAGCGAATTGGCGGTACTACAAACATTAAGCCCTTCCAAGAGCGCAAACGTCGTGTAGGCTTTGCCGCACGGTTTGACCAAGAGAAGCAACCGGACTTCTACATGGACTTGATTGAAATGTATGGATACATGACCAAAGAACCCTGCGAGTTTGCCATCTTCTCTGGTGGTCCATTGCGCAGTAACAATCCCAAGTATCTTGAACGTGCTAGAATGTACGAACGAGAAGGCAAGTTAAAAATTTATGATAATCTAAGCAAAAATGACTACTATAATCTTGTTAATGATACTCGGGTGCTATTCAATTGTGCTTTACAAGACTGGGTATCTAACACTGTTTCTGAAGCCGATACTCTTGGGTGTAATGTGTTATATCCTGCTTATCGCAGTTTCCCCGAAACATTCTCTAATGACCCTAATAGGCTCTACGTGCCTTGGAGCATAGATGATGCCTATCACAAGATGCAAAATCTATTGCGTGAACCACATCACAACATGGGCTTGATATCAGACTGGAACAACGGCACTATTGATCGGGTGATTGATATTATGACTGGACAAGGCGAGCAATGGAATCGTGCAGGCAATCGCTATCGTGATCACGTTGCACATGAGAAGTACCAAGTGAGAAGAATCGAAGAATGAACACAGTAGTCACAGGCGTTGCTGGATACATTGGTGGACAAGTTGCCTTGCAGTTAAAAGACGCAGGGCATACAGTTGTAGGCATCGATCGCAGACCTTTACAAAAACATCAAAAAGGTCTGCTTGATAGTTTTGTGCTGGCAGACTTTGATAGTGATACTGCATTTAAAAAGTTATTAAACGTACGACCTGATGCTATTGTACACTGTGCAGGAACCAGCTTGGTTGGTCCTAGTATTAAGAATCCAAGTGAATACTACTTTAACAATGTGGCCAAAACACTGGAGTTGATTACTTTCATAACACGAGCCATGCCTCAAACTAGGTTTATCTTTAGTTCCAGTGCGGCCACATACGGTGAACCTGTGATGGTTCCGTGTGACGAAGTTGATCCTACTGAGCCAGTTAGCCCGTATGGCGAAAGTAAACTGATGATTGACATGATGTTGGAATCGTACCATCGAGCATATGGGCTTGACTATGTCTCGTTTCGTTACTTCAACGCCTGTGGTGCAGATCCCCGAGGGCGTCATGGACAAGAGCCCGGTGCCACACACATCATTGCTCGTGTGTTAGAAAGCATTCGCGACAATCAAGAGTTCACACTGTATGGTGACAACTATCCCACACCAGATGGCACTTGCGTTCGAGACTATGTACACGTGGATGATATTGCTCGGGCTCATGTGTTGGCGTTGGATCAAACAATTCTTGCAGGCATTTACAATCTTGGATCGAACATGGGCACCAGCAATCGCGAAATCATTGCGGCTGCTGAACGCATTACCAACAAGACATTAACGGTCACAGTAGGTGAACAACGTGTGGGTGATCCTCCCATGCTGACAGCCAGTGCAGATAAGTTTAATGCTGTGGCCGGTACATGGCAATCGCATAGTTTAGATGATATGATTCAACACGCTTGGGCATGGTATGTTCGATAAAATACTACAGTTTGAAAGAGCACTGGCAGAGTTTACTGGAGCACCTTATGCTGTCATGACTGATTGCTGTACACACGCTATTGAACTGTGTTTACGCTATGATCAAGTTACAGAGTGCAAGTTTACTCCTTACACTTATTTGAGTATTCCAATGACCATGCACAAACTAGGCATCAAGTACGAACTACTGGATCATGAATGGCAACGATGGGTTGGTGAATATCCCATACTCGAAACACGCATTTGGGACAGTGCTCGCAGACTCGAAAAGGACATGTATCGTGAAGGCACCATGCAGTGTTTGAGTTTTGGTCACGGCAAACCCCTGCACATTGGGCGTGGCGGAGCAATCTTGTTGGATGATGTTGTTGCATATGATACTATATTGGCACAACGATATGATGGCAGAGATTTGACCATATCACCGTGGGAAACACAGCAAGTGTTCCGAGTTGGATATCATTACAAGCCCACAATCGAAGAAGCTGTTCGAGGCCTAGAGTTGTTGGAAGATGTAAAAGTAAATCAACCAAAGCCAATCCCGGTTGATTACCCAGATTGCAGAAAAATAACCATTGTTCCTTGACAACGACCTAAATACCCTGTATAATAACACAATGGCAATCCACTGCCTTAACATCGGAGACTATGATTGAAAAAAGAATTTGCACCAGATCCAGTGTTTCACTCGGATACTAAAAAGAAATTTATACCAGACCGCTTTGGCAACAATGCCACGGAACCGTCCCCAATTACAACAGCAACTGAAATTATGTCAGACAAAGATTACCAAGAAGGTTACCTAGGCGATGCTATTCGCTTCAAGATGAAACGTGATAACAAACGTTTCTGGGCAGGCGATAATATCAGTGACTACCTGCATGATGGCGATCGAGAACAACTAATTGACGAAGCCGCAGAAGCATTTGAAACTGTACTTGATCGATTGCTGATTGATCGAGAAACAGATCCCAACTCAAAAGGCACAGCAAGACGTCTTGCTAAAATGTATTTTAACGAAATTATGGCAGGTAGATATGAACCAGAACCAGATGCAACCGCTTTCCCAAATGATTCAGCGGATCGATATGAAGGAATGCTTGTGGTGCGTAGTGAGCTTCGCAGTATGTGCAGTCATCACCACCAACCTGTCAGTGGCGTTGCTTATATCGGGATTATTGCCGCTCAAAAGCTCATTGGCCTTAGCAAGTACACTCGTATTGCTCAGTGGTGTGCTCGTCGTGGTACGCTACAAGAAGAACTTGCTAATGACATTGCCCGCGAAATAATGCGGGCCACAGATGCCACAGACGTTGGAGTTTATATTCAAGCAGTGCATGGATGTTGCGAGAATCGCGGCATTATGGCACATTCCAGTTTAACACAGACCACTGTGCTCAAAGGTGCGTTTAATACGGACCAAAGTACAAAGAAAGAGTTTTTTGACAATATCAAACTACAACAGGACTTTGCTCCAAGATGACCTATGTTGTAACTGACGACTGCATTTTATGCAAACATACCGATTGTGTCGATGTATGCCCGGTAGATTGTTTTGTCGAAGGCCCAAACTTTTTAGCAATTAACCCAGACGAATGTATTGATTGTGCAGTATGCGTTCCTGAATGTCCGGTAAATGCCATTTATGCCGAAGAGGATGTTCCGGAAAACCAACGTGCATTTATAGCCATCAATGCTGAATTGGCAAAGACATGGCCTGTTATTAGCAAAAGTAAGGCACCACTGCCAGATCATGAAAAATGGACCAATGTACCAGATAAACTACAGCATTTAGACCGTGGAACGATATAAAAACTTTGTCATTTACGGCCCAGGGCGTACTGGCAGCCACTGGGTTGAATCAATTCTAATCGGATTGTTGGCACCAACTTCATTCCGGTATGCAAACTGTTCTCTTTTGCCTGGCGGCTGGATATATCACACTAACAACATCGACGAGTTATTGGCAATGCCTCGAGAGATAAGAGACTCTGTTACATTGATTGTTTGCAATCGATCGAGTTATTTTGATGCGGCCGTCAGTTATGTTGTGGCAAAACACACAAATGAATTTTTTGTCTATACAGATACCCCAGTGCCACAATTCAATGTGGATCCTAACGACTTTACAAATTTATTACATGGGTTGCATATTACATATCAGTTAGTCGATTCAGAAGTTATGCCAATGTACAACAGTATGATCCGCATCGACTACAATAGTTTGGTGGCTGCCGCTGTTCCGGAAAAGTATGTGGCCGATCAACTGGGCATTGATTACACAGTAAATTCCGAATACACACACCAAAGTATTAAAAACCCAAGAAATTACAAAGATTTGATCTTAAATTGGGAAGAATTGCACCAACTTTACCAAGAATGGCTAGTTGACCAATAATTCTTAATTTGCTATAATACGTATACATTGAACAACTCTTGGTGAACATATTATGCGCTTTATTATTAGCACAATTGGGCTGGTTTTATTACTAATTGGGTGTGGCGGCGGAGGTGGGGTCGGAACTCCGATAACCGGGCCCGGTACCACTGCAATAGAAACTACTGTAGCAGTTGCTTCCACACCTGCTCCTACTACACACACAGCATCGTCTCCTACTAATTGCATAGTCAAGCCTGCAATAAGCTCTGACAAATACCGCAGTGCAATCATGGACATGCGATTCGAACAAATTGATTATACCGCGGACGGTAAATTGGTAGCTGGATATGATGCTGTGTCTCGGGTTATTGATAAGATTGATTGTGTTGGATTTGATACAATTGTTTTTCAAACCAATATTCCCATTGATATCAAAACTGGACATTTAGAATTGTATGACTCAAGCCCGGTTGCCTACAACCGTGATAAGAATATACCTAAAGATTTTTGGCGATTGGTCAAGTACTCCAAAGACCGAGGACTCCGTGTGTTTATCAAAGCAATTCCGGTCAATCACATTACTGATTGGCTTATTTGTCCTGGATGCACCAGTTCAAAATTTGTATTGCCGCCCACATTCTCCACCACAAATTTCTTTAACACTCTAGTCTCGTATCAACGAGTGTTGGCTACAGAAGCAGAAAAATACAAAGTGGATGGATTTTACATTGGAACCATGAATCTCGGGCTTGATACAGCCCCTTACATGGCCGACTGGGACAACGTTATTGCTCAGATCAAAACTGTGTACACAGGCAAATTGATTTACGAATCCTGCGATCGCTGTACTACCCAGGTATGGGATCGAGTAGATCTTGTTGCAGTGCATGTTGGCTCACAGGTAACCAAATCTACCGCCACCACAGTGGCCAGTATAATCAACGATACTGTGGTATTTAATTTGATTGTTGATATTCAGCGCATTGCTACCCTGTATCGAAAACCAATTTTGTTAGATACCATCATGGTTGGAGCAACAGGTAAAGACGTAGATCCTAGTGTTGTACACTGGTCCAATCAAGCGCCCGACTATGCACTGCAACGCACCAAAATTGCGGCAGTGTTTGAACTGTTGGGATCCAAATTTAACAGTAGAGTTTCTGGGGTACAATGGTCTGAGTATATGCCATGGAGTCAGGCCGAATGGATACAAAATCCCAAACACAGTGTTGGCTGGGACTTTTATTACGCTCAGTTCCGTGGATTTGATTTGTTAAACAACGAATCCGCACAGATTCAACTGTCGGAATATTTTAGTAAGCCCTGGGGCTATACCACTGTCAAATGAAAGGATCAATTATGACTTTACCGCACACAAAAGAAATCGTTCCTGGGTTGCCGCAGGAAATTAACAAACAACTTGCACCGTGGACCGAACTAGTGCGTGAAGATTTTCATGTGCAGGTATTTGAGGACATTTATCCAGTGACTCCGGGACATCTGTTGTTTGTACCTAAATACAACACAGTGGGTGTGCTGATGGATGCTGTGCAAGATGCAATCTATCACGGGCAATCGCAGGTCGAATTGGGTGTCTGGGATGGATTTAACATTGGATTAAACTATGGTGCGGCAGCCGGGCAGACAGTGCCTTGGCCACACGTACACTTAATTCCACGAAGAACCGGCGACGTAGAGGATCCCATTGGCGGTGTTAGGAATACTATTCCTGGACAAGGCAACTATCGCACAGGCAGTTATACGCATCCCGATGTGTAATACGATAAATATTTCTTTACAGCGGTCTTCGGCATCATTCCCGCTTTACAAACTCTGCTGCCTATGCTACAATAACATAGGAGAAACAGCATGACAACATTAAATCCCGTAGTTTACAAATATACCTCAACCAAAGAGTATCACGACGCATTTCCATGTGCGTACAGACAGTGGAGGGCAGATAGTCATTGTAATTTGATACATGGCTATTCATTCAGTATGAAGTTTTTCTTTGGTACCAACGACCTAGACGTCCGCAATTGGGCTGCCGACTATGGTGGACTCAAAGAACTAAAGCGAACATTAGAGGATCAATTTGACCACACGCTTATTGTGGCAGCAGATGATCCAGAAATGGCCACATACAACTTGTTGGCGGAAAAGAAAATGGCCAAGGTTGTAGTATTACCTCGTCTAGGCTGTGAAGGACTCAGCGACATGCTGTACAAGTATGTTAATGGCGTTTACATTCCAGAAATGTGGGGGCCAG